GAACGGTTCGAGCAACGCATGGGATCAGGCTCGCGGGCAGCCGTGGTTCACTGAATGGTACTCAAAAGCCGTGGCGTATGACGCTATTGCCGACCTGACCCGCGTGCCTTCGGGTGCGCCGTACAACGAGGATTACGCGTTCCCCGGCTTCCCTGTCGTCACCAATACGGCGTCTACTGTGCCGACCGACCTGTTGATGTTCACGGGTGATAGCCGCAAGTCTGCGGCATACATGGCTAACGTGTTTGCCAACCAGTCGCGCATGGCCGCCATGTCGCTCAGCACCACAGCGCATCCCATCAGCACCGTGAATGCTGCCGGGTCCGGCAAGAGCCAGACCGAGTACTTGGCCATTGCTATGGACATGCTGACCGCTGGCGTGCGCCCCACTGTCATCGCCCTGCCCGGGTACAGCCAGAACGGCTTCACTACAGCCGCGTTCTTCATCAACGCCAATGCGAATTTCATGGCGTCGGTGCGGGCTATCCCCGGAATGGAGAATGTGAAGTTCGTGCTGGATACGGACTACTCCCTCGGGAACTACTCGGGTGCCACCCCTAATGGGGAAAGCTACACAGCCGTGGCCCATGCACGGTCGCTGGCGAACGGCACTAACGTGTTCGTGTTCGACAGTGACAGCATCATCACGGACTACACGACAACGTCGGGTCAGCCCAAGATCAAAGCGGCGTACTTGGTTGGCGGCGACTCCATCCACGCAGGCCCAGCAGGGCACACCGCGATGGCGTACGGTGACGGCACCACTCCTGGTTTGCAATCTGTATATCGCTCAGCCTTTGGGATCGCATAAACATGAACCTTCTCGACATCTACACCGCCGCGCACAACACGCAGTTCCAGAACCGTTGTCGCGTGGCCGCCTGGATCGCGGCGCAGGACATCGCTGCCGAAGACCCGGGCACGCCGAACCACGAAACCCGCATGGACTGGTCAAAGCGCGCGCTGCAGGACAACATCACGATCAAGCCGCACCAGCTGGCCATGCAGGTACTGCGCAACCCGGTGATCGCGGCTGACCCTGCTGGCGCGGCCGACGGCGACATCCAGTTCCAGGTGAACTCGGTGATCGACGCAATCATTGCGATCGGCTGACATGACACCTGCAGAAGAAATCACACGCGGCGAGCACGCCAAGCGCCTGCTCGAAGACCCGCTGTTCAAGGAGGCGATGGATCTGGTCAAGCAGGTCGTGATCGACCAGTGGGTCGCGCTCGGCGTCGAGAACAAGGCTCAGGCCGAGGAACTGAAGCGCCTGTTGTGGGCTGCCAACCAGTTCGAAGCCGTATTCGTGTCGCTCATGGGCGGCGCAACCATCGCGCGCGACCAGTTGCTGAGCGCGGAAAGCATGGAAACCAAGGCGGAAGCCGTACAACGGAGGATCAATGGCACGTAAAGCACCAGACCCGGCCCAGCCGGACGAAGCACCACAGCCGGTTCAGGTCGAGTCCCTGACCGCATACGCCGCGCGCATCGAAGAAGCTGCGCAGCCGCTGGCCGTGTGCCAGATCACGCACCCGGAGGCGAAGGAAGGCGGCCTGCACGTCGGCACGTACGCCGGCATCCGGCTCAAGCGCGGTGACACCCTGGCTGCCCTGCTCTCGGACGGCTCCACCATCTAATTACCGGGCCGGCAGCGTGCCCTCGAACGCTGCCCGTCGAGTTAGGAATAATCAGGCCAAGCCACCCATTGCGGTGGCTTTGTCGTTTCTGAACTCACACCTCACGGAGAAACACCCATGGATGAAAATCAGCCCCTGAACACCGACAGTTTCGCGGAAATGCTGGCCGGCCCCGACGAGAACGAGCAACCCGAGCAATCGGACTCGCAAAGCGCCGAGGACGACCAGGAAGTAGCGGAAGAAACCGCTCAAGAAGGTGACGACGAAGGCGAGCAGGACGGCGCCGACGAAGCCACCGACGAAGAGCAGGTCGAACAACCTGAAAAGGACTCGGCCGAAGCGTTTCTTGAGCTCGAAATCAACGGCGAAAAGGTCAAGCTCACGGCCGACGAGGCCAAAAACGGCTATCTGCGTCAGCAGGACTACACGCAGAAGGCCCAGCGCCTCGCCCAAGAGCGTCAGGAGTGGAATGCGCACGTGGCGCGCCAGGCTGCCGAAGTGCAGCAGTTCAGCCAGGAGATCGGCCAGCTGCAGAGCATCGACGCGGCGCTGCGCGAATACGGCCAGGTCGACTGGGATGGGCTGCGCGAGAGCGACCCCGTCTCGTACGGCATCCACATGGCTGATTACAACCGTGCCCAGGCCGAGCGCGGCAACATCGAGCGCGCCATCGTCAACAAGCAGCAGACGCTGACGGCGGCGCAGCAGCAGGCGCAGCAGCAAGCCTTCGCCCAGCAGGCGCAGGAAGCCCAGGCGCACATGGCCACGCTGGTTCCCGGCTTCGGCAAGGAACACATCGCGGAAATGAAGGCGATCGGGCAGAAGGCCGGCTTCACCGAGGCCGAGCTGGCCCAGGTGGCCGATAAACGCATGCTCGAAGTGCTCTACAAGGCCGCGCAGTACGACAAGCAGAAAACCACCACGCAGCAGGCCATCAAGAAGGTGTCGGCGCTCCCTACCAAGGCGAGCAAGCCAGCACCGACCGCAAAGCCCGCAGCACAGCTGCACATTGAAAAACAAACCCGCCGTCTCGAGCAAACCGGTAGTGCGAAAGATTTCGCCGCCTTGCTCGGCATGACCAAACGTTAATAGGAAGAAATTACCATGGCACAAATCGCAAACACCTACGCAACCTTCAATAGCACCATCAACCGCGAACAGCTGATGAGCAAAATCTGGAACGTGTCGGTCTCCGAGACCCCGTTCGTGAAGCTCATCGGCAAGGGCAAGGCTGACGGCGTGTTCGACGAATGGAGCACCGACGCATACCGCGCGGCCAAGGCCAACAAGGTCGAGCAGGGTAACCAGTCGGCACGCGCCGCCCGCACCCCGCCGCTGCGCTACGGCAACCGCACGCAGATCGTGGAAGACGTGTTCGGCGTCACCGGCACCCAGGAGCGCGTCGAGAAGGCCGGCGGCAAGTCGGAATACAACCGCCAGCTGGCCAAGACGATGGTCGAGCTGAAGAAGGACATCGAGTTCGCCTGCCTGCAGAACACGACCGCGATCCCTTCGGCCGCCGGCGTGGCGCCGCAAGCACGTGGCCTGTTCGGCTTTATGAGCGACAACGTGTCGCTGGGCACCGGTGGCGTTGCCGCCAACCCGCTGACCAACACCGCGGCCGTCGACGGCACGCAGCGCGCGTTCACCGAGACCCTGATGAAGGGCGTTCTGCAGCAGATGTTCGACAACGGCACCGACATGGACAACCTGTACGGCCTGCTGCCGTCCAGCCAGCGCACCGTGTTCGACACCTTCCTGGCGGGCACCACCCGTTTCGACAAGGCCGAAGACAAGGCGCTGACTGCCACGCTGGAGATCTACATCGGCCCGTTCGGCCGCGTGAAGACCGTCAACGCGCGCCACATGCGCCAGCGCGAAGTCGCGTTCGTCAATCCGGAGTTCCTGGAGCTGGCCATCCTGCGTGAAATGAAGGACACCCCGCTGGGCGTGACCGGCGACACGAAGGACGTGCTGGTGAACTGCGAATTCACCTTGCGTGACTACAACCCGAAGGCTCACGGCGCCGTGCTCGACCTGACCTGATCCATCCCGCTGTAACCAGAAGGGCGCTCTCCGGGGCGCCCTTTTTCTTTTCCGGATACCCATGAAACACATCGTTGAAGCCAGCCAGACCAGCGAACTGTCGATCGACACCGACGCAGACGGCTCCGGCGTAATCCTGCAATCGACCGACGTTTCCGCAGCTCTGCGCCGCAACGAGCGCCTGCGCAGCGCCGGCGCGACAAAGACGAAAGGCGGCGACCACTACGCGGCATCGATTCCGATCGACCTGCTGAACGAGTGGGCCATGAAGCGCGGCATCACGTGGGAAATCGTCGCCGCCGATAACAAGATGCTCGACCAATTCCTGGCTGAGCACAGCAAATGCCGCATCTACGAGGGCCGCATCTGATGAACTACGGACAACTGCAACAGGCGATCGCCAACCGGCTCGGGCGCACCAACCTGACTGCGGTGATCCCCGATCTGATCGCGCTGGCTGAGCCGCGCCTGTACTACGGCTTCCGCGACATCGAAGTGTCGGTGGCGCCGCTGCGCGTGCGCGCGATGCTGGCGCGCGAGACGACGTCGCTGGCCGCCCTGCCCGATCGCTTCCTCGCTGTCGACCGCCTGACCGTGCCGACTGAGCGCGAACCGCTGGCCTACCTGCCGCCGGAGGAATTCGCCAAGCTGGGCCCGACCACCTGCCCGCGCCACTACACGTTGCAGGATGGCGGCATCGCCGTCGAGGGCGGCACACCGGCGGCTTTCGCGCTGTCCTACTACCGGCGTTTCCCGACGCTGTCGGCTGCCGGCGACACGAACTGGCTGCTTGAGCAGTTCCCGAACCTGTACCTGTACTCGACGCTGATCGAGGCCTACGCGCACATCAAAGACGACGCGCGCATCCCGACCGCCGCCCGCATGTACGCCGCTGCCGCCAACGCGCTGATCGACGCCGACATGGCCGAGCGCCACAGCGGCTCAACCCTCACGATTGGAAGCGCACGATGATCCCGCTGACCGGCTTCGCGCCAGACGCCGATAGCACCGTGCCCGGCGTGCTGACGGCATGCACAAACCTGATCCCGACGCTGCGCGGCATGGCCGGCGCGCCAACGCCGATGGATGCTGGCGTGGCCGCCCTGCCGGCTGAGTGCCGTGGCGGCGCCGTGCTCACCCGCCTGGACCGCCTGAACCGGGTCTTTGCCGGCACACGCACCGCGCTGTACGAGCTGTCAGGCGTCAATTTCGTCAACCAGTCGCGCAGCGGCGGCTACACCGGCAGCGTCGAGAACCGCTGGCGGTACGCGCAGTTCGGCAACGCCTCGCTGGCGTGCAACGAAACCGAGCAGCTGCAAGTCTCGACTGGCACCGGCACGGCCTTCGCGGACATTCCGCAGTCGCCGCGCGCGCGCATCATCGTGACCGCTTCCGGCTTCGTCTTGGCGTTCGCGCTGAACGCAACCTACGTCGGCGGCGACCGGCCCGACGCCTGGGCATGCTCGCACATCTATGACCACCTGACCTGGGCGCCGGCCGGCAGCAACCAGGCGGCATTCGGCTACCTGCTGAATACCCCCGGCGACATTCGCGCAGCGCAGCGCCTGGGTAACGACGTGGTCGCGTACAAGGAAAAGTCGATGTACCTCGGGCGCTACGTCGGCCCGCCGGTGATCTGGCAGTGGGATCTGATCGCATCGAACGTCGGCGCCATCAGCGCAGAATCGGTGATCGATACCGGTACGGCCCACCTGTTCATCGGTGCGAGCGACTTCTACCTGTTTGACGGCTCGCGGCCGCGCCCGATCGGCGCGCCGGTGCGCGAGTGGTTCTTCGAGAACTGCGACGCCACGTACCGCTACCGCATCCGCAGCCACTTCGACCAGGCCAAGAACCTGTGCTGGTGGTTCTACCCGACGCCAGGCTCGGGCGGCGCGCTCACCAGTGCGCTGGTCTACAACCTGAATAACGAGCGGTGGGGCCATGTCTCAATGCCGATCGAGGCCGTGTTCCAGTACCAGGGCGCCGAAACGAACTACGACAACTGGCCGGCCGATGCCTCGCTGACGTTCGATACCCTGCCTGATCTGCCATTCGACTCGCCGGCGCTGGACACCAGTAGCTCGGCGATGGGCATCGTGGACTTGGACCACAAGATCAAGACCGTGAACGGGTCGACCAGAGCCGCTTCGCTCACGACGGGCGATTTCGGCGACGACGAGCAGTACACGACGCTGACCCGCCTGACCCCGCGATTCATCACGCGCCCGGCGGCATCGAGCCTGACGCACTACACGCGCGGGTTCGACGGCGAGGTGCTGGAAAACCGTGGCAGCGCCGCGCTGTCTGGCAGCCACTACGACCCGCTGGCATCGGGGCGCTACCACCGCGCTCGCATCGACTTGCAGGGCAACTTCGAACTCGTCGGCTTCACGCCGGCATTGACCCCGGACGGTATGGAATGAGCAGGCTATCGAACGACGCGCGGTTGCCGCAAGGCGACGACATGCGCGGGCTGAAACAGCGCCTCTACGAGCTGGTGCGCGACATCGTGAACCAGGTCAACGGGCTGTCCGAAGGCAAGATCAGCGCCTGCACCAACGCGATGCCGGCAGCGCCGACCACTGGCGTCTACGCACCAGGCGATTTCGTGCGCAACAGCGCGCCGGCGGAACTGGGCGCGGCTGGCGCGCGCTTCGTGATCGAGGGCTGGCTGTGCGTTTCGGCGCCGGCCACCTTCGTCCAGAAACGTTTTCTCACCGGGAATTGACATGCTGCGCGTGATCGAACCGCAATACCTGGCCGCCGAGTGGGATCGCGTGCGCGCCGGCCTGGTCGAGGTCAAGAAGGCCACCACCGACGACTGGCTGCCCGAAGACGTGTACATGGCGCTGCGCCAGGGCGAGGCTGTGCTTTACACCGGAGCCGGCGACCAAGGCGAGTACGCCGGCTTCGTCGTCCTCCGGCTGATCGCCGGCTTTCACAGCAAGAAGCTGCAAATCTGGTGCGCTTACTCCGCAACCAAGACGCCAGCGCTGCGCCGCTTCCTTCCACACATCCGCGCTGTCGCGCGCAATGCGGGGGCTTCGGCCATCACGTTTGGGTCTGCTCGAGAAGAGTGGGCGGCAGGCGCGCCGAAGCTTGGGTTTAGCCCGCGACACGTCGAATACGAACTTACCCTATCGGAGCCAACATGAGCACTAGCGCACCAAAAAACACGACGAACACGACGACCACCGAGCTGCCGGCCTGGGCTCAGGGGGCATCGCGAGAATTGCTCAATCGCGGCAGCGCCCTGTCACAGCAGGAAATGCCGGTCTACGGAGGCCAGCGTTCGGCAGGCCTGAACGGCATGCATGGTGCAGAACCGGGCCATGAACGGCTCGGCCGAGATCAACGCCGGCAGCCAGGCGCTGCAGGGGACGCTCGGCGGTCAATACCTGGGCCGTGACACCGGCAGCAACCAGTACATGGGCGCGCAGCCGACCGGCGCCAATGCCTATCAGGGCGCGGCGCCATCGACTGCGAACCAGTTCCAGGGCGCGCAGCCGACCGCACAAAACGCCTACATGGGTGATAACCCGTATCTGCAAAGCACGATCGACCGCGCCGCCGGCGACATCACGCGCAACTACACCGGCGCCGTGAACTCGACCGATGCCACGATGGCGCGCGCTGGCGCGTTCGGCGGCTCGGCCTGGCAGCAGGCGCAGGAAGGCAACTCGCGCAACCTGGCACAGGGCCTGTCCGACTCGGCAACGTCCATGCGCATGCAGAATTACAACCAGAGTGCCAGCCTGGCCGAGAACGCGCTCGGGCGTGACCAGCAGAACTGGCAGACAAATGCCGGCATGGCCGACGCAACCCTCGGCCGCAACCAGGCGAACTGGAACACGAACGCGAACATGTCGGAGAGCGCGCTGGGCCGCAATCAGGCGAGCTGGCAGACGAACGCTGGTCTGGCCGACAGCGGGCTGGCCCGCAACCAGGCCGCGTTCGAAGGCGAGCGCGGGCGCCAGATGGCCGGCATGTCGACTGCCCTGCAGTACGGCAATCAGGCGTACACGGACGCGTCGCAGCTGCAAGGTGCGGGCGAGCTGCAGTATGGCGCCGACCAGCAGCAGCTGACGGACCGGATGAACTACTTCAATGAAAAAGCGCAGTCGCCGTACAAGCAGCTCGACGTGCTCGGCAACTCTATCCGTGGGGCAGTTGGTGGCGGCTCGACCGTCAGTCAGTCAGCGCCGGGGGCAAATCAATTGGGTCAGGCCGTCGGCGGTGCAGCAGCGCTGTACGGCTTGCTTGGATAAACAGGAGACGATATGAACGAATGGTGGAAAATGGGTTTGGCAGGGGCTGCTGGTGCGGGGCTTCTGGCAGCAACTGGCGGCGCGGCTGCTGGTGGGCTGGGCGGGCTATTCGGATCGACCGGCGCAGCGGCCGGCGCGGGAGGCACAGCAGCGGCGACCGGTGGTGCTGGCGCAACTGCAGGCATCCTGGGCGCAGAAGCGGCCGGCGCCGGTGGCACCAGTATCGGGATGCTCGGCGCTGACGCCGCAACCGGCAGCCTGCTCTATCCCGGAACCGCGAGCGCGGCGAGCGCATCGGGTTTGGGCGCAAGCGCAGCTGCTCCGACCGCGCAGAGCATGATGTTCACCACGCCATCTGTCACTGGCGGCCCGCTTTCTGGCTTCCTGTCCGGAACGACGCTCGATTACGGCACTACCGCAGGCTTGGCAGAGGCCAACACAGCAGCCGCTGGGCAGCCGGGAATGCTAGCTCAGGCGGGCAGCGCCCTCAAAGCTGGCATGAAAGCGGCGAATACTTACGGCACCGTCGATAAGGCGATGGGCGGTGGGCAAGCGCCCATGCAGGCACCCGCTGGCCGCCCCGTATTCCAAGGCGAAGCGCCGCAGATTTCGAGCAGCATGGGCGCTCCGGCACCAGACCAAAACGCGGTCCTGGCCGCCATTGCACGCCGCCGTCAACGCGGATACTAAGGAGAA